GATGAACAGGCTCTCATGGATGAGATTCAGATTTCAGTTCCTCGCCCCAAACCCGTCCCACGACCCACCTCCCAGATGCATCGTCCCCAGCCCCAGCAACACCAAGAAGCTATGGATGCTTTCGTGAATCCCCATAAGCAATCTGCTCCCCAGCAGCCAACCCAACAGGAGGAGGAGGTTGATTATGGAGAGAATTTTTACGATGACGACGGTCCCATGGATCCCGGTGATACTTATCAGGAGGAGCAACCTTCGAAAGGGTACTCCTCGATAGATGAAGAGAAATCCGATCTCCTGAATAAATTGACTCGTCTGGAAAAGAAGGGCTTCAGCGTAAATAAGAGACTGAACGCATATTCGAACGTGGAGGAGTTGAGGTCTGAGGTTAAGAGAATTACCTACAGTATTGATGTTGAACAGTCGATCCGCTTTTCACGACGCATGCTCATCGCATGTGTGACCGGTTTGGAGTTCCTGAATAAGAGGTACAACCCGTTTGAAATACAACTCGATGGTTGGTCTGAATCCGTCATGGAGAGTGCAGACGACTACGATGGTGTCTTCGAGGAGCTTTATGTAAAGTATCGCTCTAAGGTCAATGTCGCCCCAGAGGTCAAGTTGATCATGATGTTGGGTGGTTCGGCGATGATGTTCCACCTGACGAACAGTATGTTCAAGTCAGTCATGCCCAACATGAACGATGTGATGAAGCAGAACCCCGACCTCGTGAAGAATATGATGGCGGCTGTTCAAAACACTACACGAAGCCCCGACGGTCCAGCCACAGATGCCCCAGTGGGTGGTACCAGTGGGAACTACGAGATGCAAGGTCCCGGTGTAGATATCTCAAGCCTCATGGGTGGGATCATGATGCCCCCACCACCACCGATGAACACCAACATGGCGACGGGTGTGGGTACCAGGGAGAGTGATGACGATGACATGTCTGACATCGTCTCCATCTCGGGTGACTCCACCGGTGGTGAAGTCAAGGAGGTCAATGTCGGTGCTTCCAAACCCAAGCGAACCAGGAGAAAGAAGAAGACTGAAATTAATCTCTAATAGTATATAAATGATAGCGTATTGTCCGCTGGAGGAACTAGAGCCTCCTATCCGACAGCCGAAGCCTGTCGTGAAACCCAAGACCGAGGAGGTGAAGCCCCCAATTGGTCGCGAAGAAACTGAATTAAATTACGTCATCATGGGGTTCATTGCCGGCGTTGTTTTACTCGCCGTCTCTGATACCATCAGGGCGTAGGTGTATGAATTGAATCTACCGTGGGGTCTCTCCCCCTCATAGTACATTTAATATGTGAATGAAGTGATTTCATCTGTAGTCAAAGCATCCGGATCATTACCGTGACTACCTGTATTTGTTCGTATAGATTCTAACTTACCATTTCGGGAAGATACGAGTTCTATAAAGAGATCATAGTCGTAATTTTGGGCTGAAGTATTACCTGTATTTGGTTTGATTATGATACCCTGTTTAGCAGTTGAAACAGTTGAACTCCAAGGGTAATCGTTGGTACCACCAAACAGATTGTTAGTACCAACTGCTATATCTACAGTGGAAACGGATTGATCATGTGTTCCACCCTGTATTTCGAGCACCAAAGTACTCATTCGCGACACATCACCAGTTTCTCGCAGAACAGCTACAATTTTCGCATAGAATGATCCTTCGCTAAAGTATAACTGGACATCTTGACTTTGAGCTGAACTTCTTGTAAATGCTTGTGCATACCTCTTACATGCAACCTGGTTGGAATTTGTTATTAAACCACCACCAACTTGGAGTGCTGTATTGGCAGTATCACCACCCAAATCGATAGCGACTGCGTTACCAAGGTCGATGTTTCCACCGACTGTAAAATCATTTTCTACAGTGAGGTTGCTGTTGATAAATGTTTCTGTAGATGTTGGATTTATATACACATTCCCTGTAGTGTCAGAGATAATGTTTGATGTACCACCAGTTGTCTTAAATTCTATCACTGCGTTGCTTGACGCGTGTTCGATGAGAAAGGTTCCATCATAAAGGTGAGCCTTCTGAAGTGGGTTTGTCGTACCTATACCTACGTTGCTTGTATGTGTAATACGAATTGCATCGGCATCTGTACCGTCGCGTACTCCACCCAAAATTAGACCCGTAATGTCATTGGTTGTATCGTGATATCCCCTCATGTAACCACCATCTTCATCGTCGAGGTACAGAAGTACCCCAGTCTTTGTCGTGCCACTAACAGCGGCGTTACTCGTCAGTTTCAAAACATCTGAATCAGAAGTACTTGAGTTATGAATCTGAACATTCGACCCGGTAATCGTGTCTGTACCGATACCCAAATGACCCTGTTGGTTAAAACGAGCAAACTCGAATTCATCTCCATCTGAAATTTCATGAACAAAAGTCATTGCACGCGCAGTACCCGAATCCGCAATATTTCTGTAAATATTCACCGAATCACCGGATATAGGATTTGACGTTTCAAACTCGATACCCGCGAGTTTAAACTGACCACCTGCAGTAAATTCAATATTACCAGCGACGACGAGTTTGTTCGCAGAGTCACTGGGCGCTGTATTCACTTTACCATTAATGATAACAGCACCATCAGGTGTGATACGCAAAGGGATATCGACAGCTGTATTAAGTTCGGTCAATGGCAAATTAGTAGCTAAATCAAATACAGCATCATTGTATGTTTGAAATAGATGTTCTGCGGCGATGTGACGTATCCTCGTGGTACCTTCTAAACCAGAACCCTTGTTACCCTTGTAAATGACAAGCTCATTCTTAGCTTGATCTTCACCATACCTCCTCTCTATGAAGGCGGTGTTCCCAAATTCACTTGCTTCCAGACCACCAAATGTCAGCATATTTCCAATGACGACGTTACCATTGACTTCCAACTCACCCCTCGTGGCATCTGTACCGATACCGACATTGCTATTTGCTCCGTTGATGTATATAGCTGTCGTATTAACATCGGAAACTTTTGTCGCATTTTCAGTAATCCTAAAATCACCCTCTGCCCCCGTGATACCAACGGACCAGCCCGCATTTCCATTTACGTAACTGCTAAAGGCATTTCCTTCGGCTAAATCAGTCTTTGTGGAAATTATGGCGTCACCATTATCGTGGTTATGCACTAATAGACCCACGTCACCCACACCCGAACACTTGACTTCTAAGAAGGCTTCTGGCACTGTATGACCGATTCCAATCTTTCCATCACTGCGTATGGTCATAATATTGGTATCCACTGCATAATCGTCGTCAGCCAGGTTTATGTCAAGGCGTGTTTTGGATTGGTTATCCGTCATGTCCCACTTACCCAACTTGAAAGAAGCTCTGGCGCCATATTTAGAACCCGTCCCTTCTCTAGTGAGTTGGAATACATTTGAAGTAGTATTAACTACAGTTATTTCCGAAGTGTTATTCACAACGAGGGGTGTGCTGAGATGATTGTAGCTGTTACGACGTGTAACTTGTTGATTAATGAAAGCAGATCCCCCAGAGGTCTGGAAAAGGCTTTGGGGTTGTGTTGTCCCAATACCCACATTACTGGATTCCAGTATGGTCATCTTCGCCGCACCCATAGTGGATGTGGTACTCGCAAAGAAGTTGAGACCCTTCCCAGTATTCACAATATTTTCAATTTTGTTTTCACCTGTATTTGGTAATGCGTACATTCGCATCCCCTTAGAGCCCCACGTGTTACCATAGACCACGGCGTTACTCCCGGTGACTTGGACGTTTCCACTCACTGTGAGAGCCTCGGTGGGACTTGTATTTGCGATACCAATGTACCCGTTAGAGGTTATACGCATTCTCTCTGTATTTTTTGTTTTGAATCTGATATTTTGGTGTGAATTTGACGTACTGGCGCCATAAACTTCGATACTGCTCACATTAGAGGTGGTTGGACCAGATCTGAGGACGAGTGCATTTGAAGTGCTATCGGGACCAGTTCGATCTGCATGCACGAGAATATTTGAACTCGATGCTACCACCTGTGTCTCAAGGTTTGTAGTGACGGTGTTACCGGAAATTGTTAGGGTATTGGCAGCTGTCAAATTTACAAAGACTTTTGTGCCTATAGACAATGTATCTGTAGGTGAGCCATTTGATACACCAGAGGCAGAAGTTCCTGTTGTGCGAAATGAATCCATCTGAACGTTGGCATTCATAACAATTGGTGGCTCTGCAGAGGGATTAATTTGTAAAAGTTCATTCGTACTACTAATACCACCATCACCTAAACTTAACTGTTGTATGAAAACGTTACCGGTTGCATGTAGTACATTAGAACCCGTATCATCTACAAATACATTGGATCCCACACAAAGTGTGTGTGTGGGTGCAATATTTGCGACACCCACATTACTATCAGTGTAAAATTTACCATATACATGAACATTCACTGTGTTCGAATCTAGATTGATTAGTTGTTCTCCGGGACCACCGAATGTATAAGCACTATCCATTGTTTTTGAAAACATGAATTCATTGTTTGACGTACTATATCCAAACACCAAATTCGCTTCGACGCCGGGATGATCTGTCATAAGCAGAGCATTATCATACGCACCCCCGGGGTATCCATCAGCCATTTGAATACACGCATTGGATACGATCAAGTTTTCAGCATTCAAGTATGTCAGAGCATCTGTAATACTTACATTACCGGCGACCACAATGTTACCTGTTATATTAAGATCACCGTTACTGATCACAACGTTACCATTTTGAAACAACGCCGCGTCTGCACCGGTTTCTGTAAGTGGTCCTGCTATAATCTTCGTTGAATATGTGTTTCCGGTGATTTGAAGGGTATTGGAGGCACCACTATCAACAACAAACTTATTGTTCTCGGTTCTGAAAAGATTCGTAGCGATGAGATTTGTGGAAAATACGTTACCGAGGACTGTGACAATATTTGGTGATACACGACTGACGATAAAACGGTCCTCACCAACTTGAAAATCATTTACAGGATTTGTGGTGCCGATACCAATCTGGGTGGCTGTCAAACGATTAACATTTGTAAAACCCGTGAGTTCTAAGTCACCTGAAGCATTTAATTTATTTGTGAGGATAAGATTCGCCGTTGTAATCTGGTCTGCTACAATCTCACCAGCGTCAATACTTGCGACACCTGTAATAATATCTTGTTCTCTTGGTGCAGCATCCAAACTACTTACAAAAATTTGTCCAGCGGCTACAAGAATTCCGTCTGCTTGTGTTGCCATTTACATTAGTTGCCGAATAAAATTCCGGCTAAACCATCTTTGATCCTGAGTACATTGTAATTGACGACATATACATACATATACGGTCGATCAATGGCCTCGACACCTCTCAATACGAGTTTCGCGTTGTCCAGACGACTAAAGTTACACGACCCCGATGGGTTGTAGTCGGATGCATTCATACAGAAGTGATAGGCATAGTATCGAGTATACGTTGGTGAATGACTTCCAGTATTAAAATAACTTTTACCGTATGATGATTTAAAATAGTTTTGTGCTGTGTGAAAATATACAGGGCTCATACTTTCGAGTAGTGGTGTACCGTTGATGTATAGGTCTGCGTTTATAAAACTAAAACGATCCAATGCGGGATTTATCTGGGAAGCACCAAATCCGAAGAAGAGTGACTTTACTGGGTGATTAAAGGAAGAAATATCGAGTGTATTGTAACCCCCAGATTCGGTTGTATTATCAGTCACACTATTCAATGGGAACTCTATTCTCTGTGTTTGTGTGATGACGAAATCTAAGGATCGCTTTACAAGTGATTCTCTCTCTTCTGTATCAAGGTAAATATAGTTCCCGTACATATTGGCTTTCTTTTCAGATGCTGGAATGGATTCGATCGTATCCTTGTCAAAATTGATTCGTATTTCAACTTGGTGATTTTGGAGTGCGACTAGGGGTAAGAATGCTTTATGATCACAGAAAAAAAAGTGGAGGGGGACAAAAAATTTATTGGACAGTGAAGCCTTGGTGTTAAGTTCCTGTGACTTGTTGTAGGTATCAGCCAAATAATTTGGCCAGATCTCACTATAATAATCAAAGTGTTGGGAGTCTATTTTTTGACCACCTATGAAAAGATCTAGGGTGGATTTGTAAAAGAGATTCGAAGCGATGTTGTCATTACTAGTACTATCTGACTCGAACCAAAGCCCATTGATGGCATCACCCAAAACTGGAATCATTATCGAAGTATCACTGTCCGAAATAGTTTTAATGTACTTGGGGGCTTGGGAAAAATTCGTATGCCGCATAAATTTTGTACGGAAAAACGACATACCCTCGTCGCTCGTAAGATACATGTCTTGAACTCCCTTGGAGACGAGTTGTATCAATGCACCAGACATTTAATAAGTGTTCAGATTATAAAAACAAACACTTTCCCTGAGGGAAGTCGCCCCTCTTTTCTTCGGTGAATTTCCCATGAATTTTGAAACCACCTTGGCGGTACACCTTCATTCTCTTGTAGTACATCGCGGTGAAGATAGACCACGGATCATGAACGTCGTATATATGTGGGTTGTTCTTCTTCCCCTTCGTTTCTCTCATGATACGCCCAATACTTTGGGTGATGTCCGATTTGGGTGAAGCCAGAATGACTGTATCTAGGGTTGGAATGTCCAGTCCCTCGTGGGCTTGGCTGAATGTCGCGAAGATGATCTTCTTTTTGGAAGATTCTTGGAGGTCCTTCTCCTTCATGCCACCCATGTAGAGCCCGGAACTTTTGGGAAAACATTGATGAAGAAATTCACAGTGAAATCTCCGGTCACTCAAAACGAGGAGTTGCCTCGTGCCAGCTGAGGCTTTTTTAACGAGCTCCACCAACATTTTGTTTCTGTTCCTGTCTTCGACCAACTCTGTGATCATGTTGGGCATCGATATCTTCCCGTTCCTCATAGAGGGTGGTGGGTTTTTGTAATTGAAGCATTCGTAGGTGATTGGGAACACCTCAACCTGTTCCTGATTTTTCCTCTCAACGGCGAAGAAGGTTGGTCCCATAAACCAATGGAGCACCTTGGTGAGACCATCCTTCCTCTCGGGGGTTGCGGAGAGACCAAAAATGTGTTTGGGGCACATTTTGAAGAGGGATTGACTGAAAACTTTGGCACATATGTGGTGTGCTTCATCTACGATGAGGGTCCCAACACTCTCAAAGTCCGAAAAGCTATACTCCTTTAAGGAGAGGGATTGGAGCATCGCGATGACAAAATCGCATTCTACCTCCTTCTTATTCTGTTGGACAACCCCTATGGTGGCCCCTGGACAGAACTGCTGGATTCTCTCCCTCCACTGGTCTGCCAGGAACTGTTTATGAACGACAATCATGGTCCTGTAGCCCAACTTACATGCTATTGCCAGGGATACGGTGGTCTTCCCAAAACCACACGGGAGTGAGAGAACGCCATGACCCGCCTTAAGAGCTGCAGCAAGTGCTTCATTTTGGTGTGTTGCGTCTCGAAGGGTGCCGGCAAACTTTGTTCTAATCTTGGTGGGTTGGGGTCTCCGGTCCTCCTTGGGCTCACCAAGTTTCTCGATGCCATAGAAGCGCGGGATACAGATACCACCTGTAGTCGTTTTAAAAACTTTAAAAGGTGGTGGCGGAAATCCATAATCCCCATTGACTATAGGTCTTACGGTAAGTTCCTTTTTAATTTCTTGGAGGGGTCCTTC